TTTTGTTCAAATTATAAACTGCGGAGTAGTCCTCATAAACCACTTTACCGGGACGCGTGGGCAGTTATTAATCCCTATATGCTATATAAGACTTATAAATGGGGTGGTGTTGGTGTCCTGCTTTAAGTTGTTATGTTACTCCATAGTTAAATAATTCCGGTGTCATCTCAGAAGTTAACTTGGTCGTTAGCTAACCCCCATAAAAAACACGTTCTGGTTTCCTCGCAACTAGGGCTTGTCCAGGTATAAATAATATGTCCCGTGACAAAAAGTCTACGTAAGTATCAGATATAGTGTAACCTTTTACTTAATATCCAAGGCCGTATGGGGTGGGGTCCTAGTCAGGAGACAAGTATTGCGCATAAAGGTCCATAAGCTTTGGTACTAACTACCGTTCGACAAAAATGGCCGTGTCATCTCCTGCGTGTCGGGAGGTGTACTATTTATTTGTGGCGCCTAACTTGCTTTGAAAGAACCATGATTTAAATATTTCTCGGATTGTGTTACCTGCAGTAGTTTACGGGCTAACCCCAGATAAAGTCATCCCTTATAGGACTCCAGTTATCATTCGTTTCCTCGTACGTAAGTAAAAGGCTTGTACTTTGAATTTCGTCGTACAAAGTATTCTCTCCACCTCTTATATCAATTGGGTGTCCCACTGTAGCTTTTACCCGAATATTGGAATGAGCGTTTTCAACAGCGGTATGTCGATGGCCTCGAACAGCCAATCATGCTGGGATGCATCGTGTTAAGAGCCGTCCATAGATATTTTTATTGGATCGTCGATCGTATGAGCTGCCGCTTACAAAGCGTCTGCTAGACCTTCCAGGTCTAAGCCTGATATGAATTCCGGGCATACGCGTTTTAAGACACGCAAGTAGTAATGATTTAATACCCCTAATGTCAATGTTAAAGTTTCGGGGGGAGACAGTATCGTCCTCCCTCGGACGTTTTCTGTAAACTGCTGTTCATATTTCTTTAACTCTATAGTCAGAGTGGATTGTATATAGTTGGATGTGGCCATTTTAGATTATATCCTGAGATACCTTTTCCTTTATCTAGTGTTCTTGAGTTAAGATATGTATTCGTCCGTGGTTAACGGTTCTATTTACAACGCTGCTAACTCGAATTCTTTCTTGAAAGACTTCATTCGTTATCGTATGAAGCGTTAGTATTCAGCTTTCTTTATAGGGTCCGGTTGGTTCTCATTACCCAATAACCGAGAATTTATAGTGTCCACCAACATCTGATTATTTATCCGAGCAAAGTGGAAATTTATGTCCGGATTGTTCATGTCCAAACCTGGGTTAAATACGGGCAGATTAGTTTTTGTCTGGGTTGCGTCAACATCTCGGACGATGGTCTGTAGTTCCTCCATCGTAACTATTTAGCCGGCGAGGTCATAACATTTACAGTTCTTTATGTTGTCGTTAGGCTGTGTCTTAACCCTTTTTGGGTCATAATCCTTGAACAACTCTACGTTTTGTGGTTATAAGACCTTATATGACGCCAATCCTCCTAGCTTGGATTTCCAGTTGAATGTTGTCACCTCTAAGCCATCTTAGTATTGCTTTATTTTACGTAGTATTGGTTAGCAGGACGTGTGCTTTTTGGCAAATTCCAAGAATTCTCCCTATATTTCCAAGTCGTTTCCGTGTTTGCGTTTATGAGCCAGTGTTATTCTTAAAGCCCACCACAATAAGAGTGGAGTTATATAAGCCCAATTAGTAAATAATAAAATGGTGACTAAGAAAAACCATACTGAGAGAGTCCTATTGAACCGGGCAAATGGATCCTTACGTTTTCGGAACATGCAAGGGCCGAAGCAAAGAACGTATAGGCAATCCATTGGAGGTGCTAGGTGAAATGCAGTATATAGTGACATGATTGCTGGCTGTGGGATGAACTTAAACATTCCTGGGGCTGTAAAGATGAAAGCCAAGTGTTTCATAACGCCCAATTTTGTAGTCACTATGTATCCTAAGGTGTATACCATTATCAAAACTATCCAATCTATGAACCAAAATGAGTGTGTGCGGTGTGGTTCTATGATTGTCTGTGGAAGGTCATCAAAGCTTTTAGCACACCTAAAGTTTGAGTCTCTGTACTAATCCGCAGCTAGGTCCATTAACGATTGAAACTCGTACTGTTCATTCGCCTAGCCTATCTCTTACGCTACGGTGGGCCATAATAATGATACTCTTTCCATGACATATTAGTATGTTAATGTGTTTTCGTAGAGTCTGGCAATATAAGCCACCGCTTGTTAGAAACGGTATTACTTGTCTTAGTTGACTACGGCATTAGTATTACTGAAGGAGTATTTCTTCAGGGATTCCCTTATAGAGTAGTCACTAGTGTGCATACTTGAATTTTGATTCGAGGCGACTTTTGTTAATGTGTAAGCGACCGTGTGTACTTATTAGCCAATTTAAATTGCTTGTTAAATGAAGCACATCTTATTAAGGCATCGAATGGTCTTTGGCGAGGCTCCGTCTATTGGTAGAGTGGGGTGGGTGTAATCATCGTAATTACCAGCCATTTGTGATTGCAACATCTACACACCTTGCTCGTCTTTGTAGACTCTATACGTACCGATATCCGATCCAGAGAACAAGTTTCCGTAGACTACTTACTGGTAGTCGTGTATCATTTGTGGGTAGGCATTAGACACACAGTATATTTCAATGTGAGAAGGTATAATGTTAAGAAATGCTTTAACGCCCGGATAGTAATGGGCGTCTATACAAGTGATATGCGTTGGGCTTACTTTACCAAACAC